CACGGTGACGTGGCAGCAGAACCTGGCCTTTATGGGATATCAGATAACGGCGAGCACGTTGGTGGTGAGCCAAACGGCAACCAGCAGCAACGCGATCAACTACCACTGCACGGCGCGGGCTGGCGGATGAGCGATAACGTCAGCATCAAGTTGTGGCCGACCTACGATGTCGTCACCGGCGATATGTTGTTCGCGCCGGTCTTCCCACGCGCGCCCGTGCCGGTCTACGTCAGTCTCCAGCAGATCGCCGAGTTCATGGGCGATCAGGGATATTCCAGCACGATTATTTCCGACGAGCCGCCAACCTCGGCGCGGATCGGGGATGCCTGGTGGGACTCTTCGGAAGGCGGCGGACAATTATACATTCGTTATGAGGACGATAGTGGCTTGGCGCAATGGGTTGCTGCGACTAACCAGCCGAGTGTTCGTTCGACGACGATTACCACTATAGCCCCGGTTTCGGGGGCGACGGTTGCACTTGACGGCGATACCTACGTGGCTAGTGCGGCACTGGCGGCGCTGACGCTGCGGATGCCGTCGATGCCGGTGCCGGGTCACCGGATCGAGGTGTGCTTCGCCGCGCCCGTGGCGACTCTGGCCGTGCAGGATGCGGTCGGTGCCGCAGTTGTCGGTGCGCCGATCAGCGCCTTCGGGCCGGGGGCCGCGCTGGTGTTTCGGTACGCCAACGGCGGGCCGGGTTGGACCTACTGGAAATAGCACATGGCTCTTAATTTCCCCGACGCCCCAGTCCTTAACGAGATGTTCACTAGCGGCACGCTTGGTTGGCGCTGGGATGGCGAGAAGTGGGTCGTGCCGGGGATCACTGTGGCAGGGCCACCGGGGGAATCTGGGTCTGTCATCATCGTAACGGTGACGACGGCACTGGCGACGGGCTTCGGCGGCTTTGTTTGGGCCGAGCCAGCTAGCGGTCCGATCACGATCACGCTGCCACTGACGCCGACGACGGGTCAGGAAATAACGATCAAGAATACAGCCGGAAATGCAGCGGCTAGGCCGATTACGATTGCCGGTGGCAGCCACACTATCGAGGGGGCGGCGACCCTCGTCATTTCTGTTGATTATGCTTGGGCTGCCCTCATTTACACGGGCGCCGAGTGGGTCCAGGTTTAGGGAGAATGTAATGTTCGGTTCGCCAAGAGCGCCGGCCCCACCACCGCCCGCACCTCCACCTCCGTCCCCGCCAACATATGCCTCTGCTACGGCGGCCGGCCCCATCTCGAGAATGCCTAGTATGTACGCCGGCCTCGGTTCGTCCATCCTCACGTCCCCACTTGGCGTGACCGATCAGGGCGCGACGCGGCGTAAGAGCCTTTTAGGACAGTGACTTGTGGTCGCGCCGCCACTCGTCACAGCTACGAAGGAAGGCACACCATGACCGCAGGCATTTTGTTCTGGATTTTCTACGTCATCTCGATCGTGTTCGGCGGCGGATGGTACTGGCGCAACCAGGGGGCGCTGGTAGCGTTTGGGCCGTTTGGTTTGATGTTTTACATTCTGATCGGCCTGTTAGGCTGGGGCGTGTTTGGGGCTCCGATCAGATGAAAACACAAGAAAGCATCCCGGCGCGATGATGAAACAATGAGTATTGAGGCCCTGCGCATAAGTCTAGATGGCAAGATCGCGGGTATGCGTAACAAGCGCTACTCGTGGTTCCTCCATTGGCGCGAACTCGCGGACTACATCCTCCCGCGCCGCTACCGTTGGCTCGTCACCACCAATCAAACTTCGCGTGGTTCTCCCCTCAACGGCAACATAGTCGACTCAACCGGCACGCTCGCGGCCCGCGTTCTAGCCTCCGGCATGATGGCCGGGATCACATCCCCGACCCGGCCGTGGTTCAAACTCAAAATCGAAGGGTTTGAAGACGATTACGAGGTCGGGGCGTGGCTGAGTGAAGTCGAGAAGCGGATGGGGCGCGTTTTTCAAGAATCAAACTTTTACACGTCTATGGGCGTGATGTATTTCGACCTCGTTGTGTTTGGGTCCGCCTGCATCATCATTTACGAAGACTACGAAAATGTCATTCATTGTTGCAATCCGTGTCTTGGTGAGTACTTCTTTGAACTGGATTACAAGTTCGAGGTGAACACCGTGGCGCGGGAGTTCACTATGACTTACGATCAAATTTTCGAGCAGTTTGGCGAACGTAACGTTTCAGACGATGTTCGTCGGTCGCAGAATGGACAGGCCGGTCTCGGCACGCGAGAAAAACTCATCATGCACATTATTGAGCCCAACAACAACAACCATGATGTGGTGCCTGAGTTATTCCCGTGGCGCGAAGTGTACTGGGAAGTGGGCGGGCAGCGGGATAAACTCTTATCTTCGAAAGGTTTTTACGATTGGCCCTGCATGACGCCGCGCTGGGATGTGACGGCTAACGATCCTTACGGCCGCAGCCCCGGCATGGACGCGCTCGGTGACGTAAAGCAACTGCAACAAGAGCAGCGTCGGAAAGCGCAAGCGATTGATAAGATGGTCAACCCACCACTGGTCATGGATGTGCAGTTGAAAAACCAGCCGGCCTCGGTTCTCCCCGGTGGCGTGACTTATGTGGCTGGACTCACGTCGGGCCGCGAGGCGGCAAAACCCCTGTATATGGTCGATCCCAAGATAGGCGAGCTTCGCGCCGACATCAGCGACGTGCAGCAGCGCGTTAGGATCACCTTCCAAAATGACCTCTTCACAGGTATCACTGACCTGCAAACGGTGCGGACTGCAACTGAGATTGACGCGCGCCGCGAAGAAAAACTGGTCCTTCTCGGCCCTGTGCTTGAGAGAATTCTTGGAGAAGGCCTTGGAAAAGCAATCGACCGAGTCTGGGGAATTATGTGGCGAGGTCGATTGCTTCCAAATCCTCCTATGAGCCTTGCCGGCCAACCCACGAATATTCAAGTAGACTACGTGTCGATGTTGGCATCGGCGCAGCGCGGCCTTGCCACTGCCGCGATTGAGAAGCTGTGGGGCTTCGCGGGCAACCTCTCGGCGGTGAACCCGGCCGTGCTCGCCAAGCTTGATCCGTACGAGACTATCGACCAATACGGTGAGGCCCTCGGCGTGTCGCCGAAGCTCATCATCCCGACCGACGATGCGAAGAACGCGATGGCTGCGCAACAGCAAAAGCAAGAGGCGGCAGAAACCCTCGGCGCGGCCGAGACTATTGCGGGCGGTGCGAAGACCCTCTCCGAGACCGAGGTCGGGGGCGGGATTAACGCCCTGCAGCTAGCTATGGGTAACTCGGGTGTCTGAAGATGTGCAACAAGTCCGACAGCAGCGACGAACCGCCCGTGTGCGTCGGCGTGACCAGCTTGCCATTTTGGCCAGGGTTATGGCCGAGCCCGCCGGCCGGCAATGGGTATACGACTTTCTATCGTCCTGTCATCAATTCTCCACCTCCTTCGCGACGAACGCCCTTCAGATGGCGTTTCGCGAGGGTGAGCGTAGCGTCGGCCTTATGTTTTTGGCTGACATCGTTGAGGCGGCCCCCGATCTTTACCTCCAAATGTTAAAGGAAGCAAACAGTGAGCGGCGTACCAGAGAATACACCGGTCCCGCCGGAACCGACACCGACTCCGATCCCGATCCCGACGCCTGATCCGGCCCCCGCGCCCGATCCCGCGCCGCCGCCGGAACCCGTCAAGGAATCCGAGGGCAAAACCCTCGCGACCGAGCCTGTCTTCGACCCCGAGAAGCTCACGCTTCCGGAGGGGTTCGAGAAGGGAGAACATTTCGACCACTTTAAAACGTGGGCGACCGAGGCTGGGATTAACCAGCCTCAAGCCGAAAAGCTTATCAACCTTTACTCCGATGTTATCAAACAGCAGTCTGAAGCCGTCGCGGCGGCGTGGGAAAAGACGAATGCTGATTGGCAGACCGAAGTGAAGGCTGATAAGGAGTTGGGCGGCGCAAATCTACAGGTTGTCAAGCAGACCATATCCAAGATGCTGGACAATTCAGATATGACCGACCCTAAGTTTCGTGAGGCCCTTGACTTCACCGGGGCTGGCAATAACCCCGCCGTGATACGCACCCTTTATCGATGGGCGCAGAAGCTCACCGAAGGGGCGTCGGTGGCTGGGGGTGCGCCAGCGCGTGATGGCAACGGGGCGCTCGCGAATAGGCCGGAGAACCTCGCACAGGCCATTTATGGCCCGGCGGGGCCACATACTGGAGGACCCCGACTTGGATAAGGAGAGTTAGATGGCAACGCTTGGTACGACTAGCCTGACCTATGCGGATTGGGCGAAACGCGTCGAGGACGGTTATAAAATCGGCGCGATTGTGGAAATTCTCTCGCAGACCAACGAAATCCTTTTGGATATGTTGGTAGTGCAGGGAAACTTGCCGACCGGGCACAAGACTACGATCCGGACCGGCCTGCCGACCGCGACGTGGCGCTTGCTCAACTACGGCGTCCCGAACGCGAAGTCCACTACCGCTCAAATCACCGACACGTGCGGCAATCTCGAGACCTACGCCGTCGTAGACAAGGATATCGCGGACCTCAACGGCAACAGCGCCGAGTTCCGTATGTCGGAGGTGCGTGCCTTCCTCGAGGGCATGAGCCAACAGGTCGCGACTACGTTGATGTACGGCAACACGGCGGTTAACCCGGAGCGGTTCACCGGGTTCTCGCCCCGGTACAACACCGTTACGGCCGCAACAGCCGCGACAGCCGCTAACGTCATCGACATGGGTGGGACGGGCTCCACGAACACGTCCATCTGGATCGTGACGTGGGGCGATCAGACCACCCACGGAATCTTCCCGAAGGGTAAAATCACCGGCCTTCAGCACCGCGATATGGGTGAGTGGCCGGTTTCGGATGCGAACGGCAATACGTACCAGGCCTATCGTGACCACTTCAAGTGGGAAACGGGGCTCACGGTGCGGGATTGGCGGTATAACGTCCGGCTCGCGAACATTGATGTGACGTTGCTGAACGGTGCTTCGGCCGCGAATATCATAAATGGGCTCGTGCGTGCGGTTAACCGCTTGCCGACGACCGGCCCCGGCGTGACCGGCGTGCAGACCTCCGACGCCCCGACGATCCAGGGCGCGATGGGCAACACGGTGATCTACTGCAACCGGGTCGTGCGCACGTATCTTGAACTTCAGGCGATGAACAAGACGAACCTCTACTTGCAGCTTCGCGAGTACAACGGGATGGTCATTCCGGCCTTCCGTGGTATTCCGATCCGCACGGTCGATGCGTTACTTAACACTGAAGCGCGGTCAGTGTGATGAGGCCAGGGCGAAGTTGCATCATGGCGATTTCAGAGGAGAAGTACAATGATCATTGACGGCAGCCTCCAATTTACTGGGACTGCGGGTACGGTGTCCTCGGACGCCCCGACGACTGGAACGCAACAGTCCACCAACATCATCGACCTCGTGAACGCGAGGGATATGGGAATTGGTGATAGTCCGCAACTCGAGCTTCTCATTCAGATCACGGCGTCGTTCGCTAGCGGCACGTCGTTGAATGTGCAGTTGCAGGGTGCGCCAGACAACGGCTCGGGCCTGCCGGGCTCTTACACGACTATGTGGGAGTCGGGCGTGCAGGCCGAGGCGGTACTCGTCGCCGGGCGGTACTTGTCGAACGTGGACCTGCCGCGGGTTCTCCTGGCCTCGCCGAATACCGGGGCGACGGCGGCACAGGCCCTGCCACGGTTCCTCCGGCTCCAGTATGTCACTGTCGGTACACACACTCTTGGAACGATCTATGCCGCGATCGTGCTGGATCGGCAGGACTACCAGGTGTACCCGGCCGGTATTACCATTGTGAACTAGGAGGGTTAAATGGACTCCAAGAAGGATGAACCGAAGGTTCCCTATCAGCGGGTGCCATCGGTAGGCGAGTCGTCGATTGCTGTCAAGTCGTCAGGGCGCTACATCTTGCACGCCCAGCACGTCTTTGCAGGCGACCGGCTGCTCGAGGTCGGAACGGAGGTCGGCGACGGTACTCCGTACCCGTGGCCCGGCCCACCATCTCCGCTTATGGAAGGGGTGGATGATGCCGGACGCCAAGCGGTAGAGAAACTTCATAATGATCTCTACAACAGCCCGTCGCCGTGGGACTATACCACGAATCCGGACTACGCTATCCACGAAGAGCGTAGGAAGGAGCAAGAAAAGGAGACTGAATCCGCGCCGGTGTCGCATGCGCAGGCGGTCGAGCGCGATAAAGAGTGGAAGGGGCCTGTTCCGGTCCCGCCCACTTCTTCGCCATCTATTGGTGGGAGTCGGGTCGCGGGTGTGAGTATGCCCGCGCTAAATGTTGACAAACCGCGCGAGTAGTGACACACTATAAGTGTGTGCTCCGCTGTGTTTTGGTAGGGTGGCACTGTGTTGAGCCACACTTAGGCGGGCCGGGGTTTATCCCCTGTGACCCCGGCCCGCCCTTTTAAGGAGAATCAAATGGCCACATTTAGACTTCTTCGTGCCCACTACCTCCCCGACGACAAATATCTCCTCGGCGACCTCGAGACTGAGGATCGCGGAGAACAGAAGGGCACTATCGTCGGTGACGGCACGCCGCACCGGATCGACTGGCCCACACTCGATATGGAACCGCTCGATGATGAGGCACGAGAACTGCTCGAGCGGGAACGCGAACGGCTGCAGATTGACGCTGGCACGATGAACCCGGTAGACAATCTTCCGATGACGATGACGCCAACGATGGATCAGTATGAGAAGGATTACATACCGGGGTCCAACCAGCGACGCCGGCCGATGCGGCCTCATGGCGCTCCGATGAAAGTTCAAGCATGAATACACACATTAACATTGTGTTAAAATACACACTCGCACTGTGTATAGCCCCGTCGCTCGCGTGGGGGCAAGCGGCCGTGCAACAGGCCGGTCCCGTCACGAACAACTCCGCAGTTATGTGGGCGCGCGATCACCAGATAAGACAGGCGGCCGGCGCGGCCGGCGACGTTGCCGGCAAGATGATTACGGGCGGGCTGTCCGTCGTTGGGGACGTTTGCTCGTTCACTAACACGACGGACCAGAGCGGCATTTCATTGTGCCTCGATGCGGACGGCGGCCGGATCGTTTATAACGGGGTGGGCTATCCGATCGGCGGCGGCGGCGGCAATGTCGTCGGTCCGAACACCTCTGTTATCAATCACGTCGCAGTGTTTAACAACACGTCCGGCACCCTCCTCGCAGACACCACATCTCTCGCGCTTACCCAGCTTACCGTGACGCCCGCTGCCGGCGTGACTCAGGCCCTCAAATCCACCTCCAACATGACGGGGACGGTCGCGGCCGACACTTGGTACAACCAAACCCTGATCCAGTCCGACAACGTTGCCGGCGCGGGGCGTAATATGTTTGGTGGCGGCGTGTACCACGTCTGTTGCGGCTCGTCGGCACAGGGCTATCGTTTCGCTCTGAGCGGCCGGCTCGACGTTACTACGGCTTGGAGCGCGGCGGACCCCGAGGCGGCCTTCGGCGCGGTTGTCGGCAACGCACGCGCGTCCGTGACAGCGCCAAGCGTTGGTGCACTCCTGATGGGCGTCAACGCTAACGTCGATCTCTACAACAACGCGCAGGATTGGGGGTCTGTTATTGGGGTCGGTATCGACATGACTGTCCGTGCCGGTACCGAGATTCCGCAGGTCAAGACGGGGCTTAAGATCGGGCAGGCGCCACTTGATGCGGTGCAGGGCGCGATTGATGCAGCGATCCATGTCGCCGGGGCGGGGACGGCCCCAGGCTGGTTGAACCTCATTCTTATCGACAGTCTGTTCGGCGCGCAGCCTATAAGCGTGACGAACGGCAGCATTATTGGTACGCGCGGAGCGATTACCCTCTATCAGGGTTTTGATTTCAGTGCCGTCACTTTTACAGGTAATATAATGACCGGGACCGCCGGCAACATGCACATCAGCCGCGAAGGGAACATATTTACATCAAAACAGCTTTACGGTTTTGGCGATCTCGGGGCCGCGTCGTACCCGACCTCGACGGCCGGCGCCGGCTGGGCGCGCACTTCCAATTTTTCGGGGGTGGCTGGTGAAATCGTCGATTGGAACACGCGCGAGGCCAACATCACTGGTATTTCCTTTCAGTGGAAACAGAAGTCCGGCGCGGCGGCCGCGAGTGATCTGATGCAACTGAACGGGAGGGCAAATGTTATCGCCACGACAGTTCTGCAAATCCGCGCCAATAACACGGCAAGCGGTGAAGCTCTGCTCCCGGTCACGTTGGGCGCTGCTGATAGTGGCGGCGCTGGCTTCCGCGCCCTTCGCGTCGTCAACTAAGGCGCAAGACGCCCCGCCGCAAGTTGTCCGTGACCTCGCGGTAGTGCAGATCACCCTCGAGCACCTGTCCGCCGCGATCCAAGCCCTCGTAACGGAAAACGCCGCGCTGCGAAATAAGGTGAAAGAGTTGGAGAAAAAAGATGGCAACAAGCCTTGATCTTTGTAAACAGGCTTTAGCCTCTATTGGCTCCCGTTCAACTATCTCCGCCCTTAACGACGGCTCGACTGAGGCCAACTACTGCACGCTCCTCTACGCGCCGCTCCGAGACTTTCTCTTGCGCGAAGGTGATTACGACTTCGCAATGAAGTCCGTGACGGCCGCCGCGTCGGGCGTGGCAACTGCCCCTTGGATACAGTCTTACACGTACCCTTCCGGTGCCATCCGCATCCGTCAGCTCATTCCAACCACATATAACCCTCTCGATCCACGGCCCGTCGAGTGGAACATTTTCAATGCGGCCGGCGTCCGGCACATCGTCTCAAAACAGACTGTCAGTTCGATCCTTTACACCTTCGGTGATGTAGAGGCTGTGATGGACTCCATCTTCTCTGAGAGCCTCGTTCGCCTCCTTGGCAGCGGCCTGGCCTTTGCCTTGACCAACCGTATCGAGGCTTCTGATAAAGAACTTAAAGAGGCTATGACCTTCGCGGGGATTGCGAATTTGAGGGATTCCTGATGACCATCGAGAGCATCGTTAATCAAGCACTCGATCAGATCGGGTATGCGCGGCACGTTGGGAACATTATGGAGGGGTCGCAGGCGGCGCGGGTCGCGTTGGACCTGTGGGGGCAAACCCGCGACAGCCTTCTCGCGAGCATGGAACCGGATTGGGCGCGGAAAGATGCCAAGCTTTCTGTTCTCAAATCGGCCCCGAACATCGTCGGCCCGACCGCGCAGTATGACCTCATCCCGTGGTCCGACATATATCCACCCCTGCCGTGGCTTTACGAATATTCCACCCCAACCGATCTCGTAAAGCCCCTTCAGATTAAACCGTCCCAAGCATTCATCCCGGTGTGGCGTCCGCGCGCCCAGCCTTACCGTTACATAATCGACGCCACGGCCGGGACGTGCCTATCTAACACGCCCGACGCCATCCTCACATACATCTATCAAGTCCTCGACCCGGACTTGTGGCACGAGGATTTTCGGGATGGGATGGTTCAAATGCTGGCGCAGAAGATGCAGGCTGCATTTGCGAAGGGCGCGCCGATGAAAGAGAGGGAAGATGCCGACGCTTCCTGAGGACGTAGTGAACCGGGCGCTTGATGAATGTAGCGTAGAGGCTATCGGGGATTTGACTGAGGGGTCCAAGGCGGCGCGGGCGGCGGTGCGTATCTACGTTCCAACCCTCCGTCAGTTATTGTCCGCCGCTCACTGGAACTTCGCACGCAAGCAAAACTCGCTCGTTCTTATGGCCGATGTTTCCGGCGTTTACATCTCCAACGTAGATGTGCCGTCGCCGTGGTGCTATATGTACGAGTGGCCGGTTGACTGTGTACATGCGCGGTTCGTTCCGGCGACCTACGGCGCGAACGTGGATGCAGACGGAAACTTGATCAACAATATCTTGGCGTGGGCCTCGCCGACACCTTTCCTCGTCACCTCTGCAAACCGTGTCAATCCGCCCGACAGCAATTGGTACCTTATCGAGGGACACGACCCGGAACAGACCCGTGTGATCCTGAGCAACCAGATCGGGGCGGCGCTGGTTTACACAGGAATGATGCAGTACCCGGACGCCTGGGACCCACTGTTTGAGCAGGCGATGGTATCGGTGCTCGCGGCGCGGCTCGCGATGCCGTTGATCGAAGATAAGAAATTGGCGCGGACCGTGCGTTCAGATAATGTGCAGTTGGCGCGGGAGGCTATCGCGCAGGCACGTATCCGTGACGGGAACGAAGGATGGACAGTACAGAATCATACACCGGACTGGATTAGGGCGCGTACGAGTGGTGCCGGCTGGGATTTTGGAGGAATGTTCTACAACTCATGGTCAGCCATGCCGTTTATTGAGGACGCAGGCGGCGTTTATTGATGGTTGACAATCTCGCGCCCGTTTCCTTAATTCAGAACTCGCTCGCGAGCGGCGAGCTTGCGCCCGGGCTGTGGGGTCGGATGGATGTATCTAAGGTGCATCAGGGCGCGGTTGTCATGCGGAACTTCTTCGTGGATTACAAGGGAGGTGCCTCGACGCGGCCCGGTACGCAGTATATAGGGCAACCGGGCACAATTGGCTACGCGCGATTGATCCCGTTTCAGTTTTCGGCCGCGATTGGCCAGACTTACATGCTCGTGTTTTCCAATCTCCGTTTGCGTTTCATCAAGAACCCCGGCGGATTCGCCTATCCTAACTCTTCCAACGCTGGGTTCATTCTTAGTGTGGGCGTCCCGTATGAGATCGCCACGCCGTATCTCGAGGCCGATTTGCCCTTTCTCAAGGTGAGTCAAGTCGCAGACCAGATGACGATCACGCGGCACGGTTATGCCCGGCGCGTGCTGTCGCGGATCGCAGACACCAACTGGACGTTAACAGTCAGCACGCCAAGTAACGGCCCGGCCGCGCCGACAATCAGTTCCATCACGTCGTCAGCCATCATCGCGCCCGACCCCGGTGACACTCGTTATATGTACGTCGTCACCGCCGTTGACTCGAGTGGCAATGAGAGCCTTCCAAGCACTCCGTTCATCTCCGGCGCGGCGTTGAACTTGGCACTGAGCCAGGGCACCGTGACGGTGTTTTGGGGGCCGGTAACGAACGCTATGTACTACCGCGTCTACAAAGCTCTTCCCACGTCGGGCGCACGGGTTCCATCTCTCGCTGAGCAAGTCGGATTTGCAGGATACACCTATGGCACATCGTTCGCGGATAACAACATCATCCCCGACTTCACACTGTCGCCGCCGAGCGCAAACAATCCTTTCGCGAACTCAAAAATCACTGGATACACGATCACCGCGTCGTCGGCGGATTGGCCGGTCGGCGGAACGACGATTACGGTCACTGATGGAACAGGAACCGGCGCAGTTATTTATCCCATCCTCAGTAACAATATCGCGGCCGGCGTTGGTTCGATTACGGGCCTTTACATCAAGGACGCCGGGTCCGGTTACACGGCTCCAACTCTTACTGCGGTTGGCGCAGGCGGAACGGTTTTCACTGCTACGGCGACTCTCGGCGCGGCAACGGGTAACGATCCTGACGTAGTTGGCCTCTTCCAGCAGCGTCAAATTTTCGCGTCCACTACCAACAACCCCTTGAGTATCTTTTCGTCCCGGCCGAGTTCCTTCAACGACTTTCGCACTTCCAACCCGCCCGTGGACAACGACGCCTACACATTCACCCTCGCCTCTCAGCAGATAAACGACATTGTGTGGCTGCAAAGTATGCCGGGCGGCCTTGTGGTAGCGTCGAACTCTGGTATTGTGCAGCTTTCGGGCGGCTCGACTAGCGCCACAAACCCGGCCGCCGTCACGCCATCTTCGGCCGTGGTCGTCCCGCAGTCCTTTTACGGCGCGGCCGACCTCCATCCGATCGTAATTGACTACGACATTCTGTACGTACAAAGTGAAGGGTCGGTCGTTCGTGATCTTCAGTACAATTTCTTCGTAAACATCTACACGGGCACTGATGTAACCATTCTTTCATCTCACCTGTTCTACCCGTTGACAATCCGCGATTGGGCCTATCAAGACACGCCCTTTAAAGTTATTTGGGCTGTACGGGACGACGGGGTGTTGTTGAGCTTAACATGGCTGAAAGCGCAAGAGATAGCGGGGTGGGCGCGCCACGATACTAACGGGATTGTTGAGGCGGTATCGGTTGTTAGAGAGGGGCCGGAGGACGCGGTTTACCTGTCGGTGAACCGGGGCGGGAACCGGTTTATTGAGAGGATGGCGGACCGGATTTATTATCAGATTGATGACGCATGGTGTCTGGACGCGGCGTTGTCCACAACGAGCACTTATCCGGCCGCCGACATAACGCTTAGTGGCTCCGTCGGTAATGTCACGATTACGGCGGATGCGGCGGTGTTTGCGGCCGGCTCGGTAGGCCGTGTGATCCGGGCCGTTGGGGCCAAGGCCACGATAACACAGTTCCTCTCCACAACCCAAGTCAACGCCACGGTCGATCCTGACTATCCCTTCATCGGGATCAGTCTTGTCGAGGGGTCGTGGCGAATGGACCCGGTCGTGAGTACGGTCACAGGGCTCGCGCACCTAAACACTAATACTGTGTGGGCGCTCGCCGACGGTGTTGTGCAGGGGCCATTTACCGTCGTGGCCGGTGCGATCACTCTTACAACTCCCGCATCCCAAGTTGTCGTCGGCCTCCTCTACCAATGCCAAGTCCAGCCGATTTATCTTGATATTGAGGGGCAGACCAGTATACAAGGACGACTGAAAAAAGATGTAGCCGCGACGTTGCGGGTCAAGGATACGGCACGTATTAAATTGGGCACCTCGTTTGAAACAGTTCGAGAATGGATACCGGGCGTGTCTTCTACAGACACTCCTGAAAATCTCCCCGGCAACGGTACTGGTATGCTACTTGGGGATATTCGTGCTTTTGTCGATCCTGATTTCAACCGTCTAGGTACTGTTTGTGTGCAACAAGACTTTCCGTTGCCGTGCACGTTGCTGGCCTTGGTACCGGAGTATGTGCAAGGGGATACGCGATGAGGGTGGAAATTGTGCCGGCGCGGTACGAACACATACACTATCTCGTGAAGCATTTGCGGGATGAAGAACGGGCTATCTGCGAGAAGATGTACGGGGACCAGTTCTTTGGAACGGTTTTGAAAGAGGTGGACGATAGTATGCTGGCGTGGGCCGCGCTGGCCGATGGAGAGTGCGCCGCGCTGTGGGGCGTGAAGACACACAAGATACTTTCGGATGAGGGGATGTTGTGGATGATTGGGACTGATCTGATCGACAAACATCCTATTACCTTTCTTCGACACTCCCGGCGCCAGGTTCAGTCTCTTCGCGCCACGTTCAAGACCATTTACGGTTGCGTGTTGACTGAGTACTCGACGAGCCGGCGCTGGCTTGAGTGGTTGGGGTTCGAGATTGGTCCGGACCAGGGCGGTATCTGCTATTGTAGGCTGAACTGATGGGTATTGAAACACTCGCTATCGCGTCCCTCGCCGGGAGTCTTATCTCCGGTGGGGTGGGTTTTATGGGGGCAATGCAGCAGGGCGAAGCTGCGTCCGGGGCGGCGAAGTACCAAGCACAGGTGTCGCGGAATAATGAGATAACGGCGCGGAATAACGCGGCCTATGCGGCACAGTCGGGGGCGGTACGGGCGCAAAATCAAGACTTGAAGAACCGGGCCGCGCTCGGTGCGCTGGAGGCTTCGCAAAGCGCGTCGGGAATTGATATTGATAGTGGGTCGAGTGAAGATGTGCGGGCCGGGGCGCGAAACATTGCCCGGCTCGATACCGAGACTCTTTACAACAACGCTCTCCTTCAAGTGCGGGCCGCGCAGAGTCAAGGGGTTAACTTTGGGGCGCAGGCCGGGCTTGAGGAATTGGAGGGACGGAACGCTAAGAGCGCGGCGATGACGAAGGGGTTTGGGAGTTTGCTTGGCGGGGCGACAAGTTTTGGAGATAAGTGGTTGAGGTATCAAAACGTTGGCGTGCCTGGATTTGGGAGTGTGCTGTAGTGCCGACGATCAACTTCAATCCGACCGCGCCGGCCGAGACCGCGCCGGGCGGCTTCCAGACCATCCGCGCGACGCCGCAAGCCTTCGGCGCGCCACAAGGAGCGGCCCTCGAGAACCTCGGCCAGCGGTTTGAGCAGGCCGGCGACGCCCTTCAAAACATCGTTGTGCAACGGCAACAGCTCTTCAACCAAGTGGCAGTGGATGAAGCTTCTCTCAAGTGGCGAGAGGGTGTTGAGAGGTTGATGTACGGCGACCCGAACAACCCGGCTGACGTGGGGTTTAATGGGCTGAAGGGCCGGGCCGCGATGGACGCCTACCCTAACGTTCGGAAGCGGTTCGATGAGTTGGCGAAAGAGCATCGGGGCGTGCTCCAAAACCCCGTTCAGCAGTCCATGTTCGATCGCGCCAACGCTCAGTCGCGGTTGTTCACTATCAACGAGATGGGACGGAAATACGATAGCTCGAATAATGAGTGGACTAAGAGTGTTTATGTGGGGCAAGAGAAGTTGGCCTCGCAAGATATGGCAAAGGCCGCGGCTGCCGGCGACGATAACGCACTGCAAAAGGCGATTAGTGAACGGATCGCAGCCGTTACGAAACTCGGCGTGTTTTCGGGCCTTGACGAGACTATGACGAAGGCCAAGATTAACGAGATTACGGCCGAAGCGGTAGAAATGAAATTTGAGGGGATGGTTGTTGATGACCCGGTGCGGGCTAAGCAGTTTTTGGATAACAATGCGGACAAGTTGCCGCCGGATAAACGGATACAGTTGAATGGTCGGGTGGAAGCGCGGGCGCGGGAACAAAAGGCGCAGGATTGGGCAGACGGTAAGCCGGTCGGTGGCGGGCTGGTACGAGGCGGCGCCATAAAGCCTGCGGACCATTATGGTTTTCTCACTTCAATTGGCGCATCTCCAAACGAGGCGGCGTTGCTCACAAGTGCTGCCGGCGCGGAGTCTGGATTTGTGCCGACAAGCACACACGATGCTGACATATTGGCCAAGCGAGGCCAATCCCCCGGTTATGGTTTGTATGGACATAATGCTGAGCGGCTTGCCGCGATGCGTAAAGAATACGGACCTAATCCTACGTGGGAACAACAGGCACAATTTGCGCTTAAAGAGTTGCGGAGTAGGCCGGAAGGCGCACGTGTGAATACGGCGAAAACGCCAGAAGAATTGACCGAATTGCAATTCGAGTTTGAGCGGCCGAAACGCGGGCCGGGGGATCAGACTGCAATACGGCTCGCGACAACACGCGAGTATATGCAAAACCCTCCGGCAGGTGAGGAAAATAAAATTTCAATTGCTGGGGCTGGGCCGGACGCGCCAACATATCGTCTTACACAAGAGCAAGCCAGACAGTATTACGCCATCAAGGATTTTAAGGCGCAGCAAGATTTTCTGAAAAGTACAACTGTGGCGGATACCGTCGTCACTCCGCCGCCGCTCGCAGATGGGGAAGCCCCCGACGATCAAATTCCCGGTCTCTCGAAAGAGATTGAACGGGTGCTTAAGGACCCGGAGGCAAAACGTGATCCGCTGGCGGCAAAGGCCGCGATCAGCATTCTCCGGCAACGGGCCAATGATGCGTGGTCCGGGCAACAGCGCCAGCGGATGCTGCAAGAACAGGCTGTACAAGCGCAGGACAAAGCGATTACGGACGAGTATTTGAAACGGATGACGAGTGCTTCGCCGAACTATCCGACGCTGGACGAAGTGAAGATTGACCAGCGGCTGAGCGTTCCAGCGAAGCAGAATATGATCGGCCTTCTTCGCTCGGACACGCGGCCGGAGACGGATGCTTCGCGGTCCGCCTCGGTGCAGCAGCAGATGTTTGCGCGGATGATGCCGGACTACGCCGGGCCGGACCGCATATTGAGCACGCGCGATATTGATAAGGCGCGGGCTAATAAGGAGTTGACGGACAGTGATTGGCGGTCGTTGAGGAAGGACTTTGAGAATTTGTATGATCCAAACAGTCCGTCGCAAGTTAGAAAGGTTGAAAGAGTGTTTAAAGGAATTGAAGCTAAGTTGGTGCCGGGCGTTGGGACTATGGGCCGTGGTATGGCTTATGAAATGGATGAAGGGGCCGGCGCGCGCGTACAACGGTGGCGTGAAGGTGCAAAGGCCAAGATACACGAGTATCTCGATACCGGCAAAGATACGTCCATCCTCTTCCAGCCCGGCACGCCCGACAAGCCCAACCCTGAATACATTGGCGGGGATGCCTTTGTATCGGAGTATCAAGAGAAACCGAGCGAGCGAATGCAAGATAAGAAACCGCTGGCCGGCCCGCGTGGCACAGCGCAAGCCTTGAAACAGATCGAGGCGGCTACGTCGCCGGCCGAGCTCAACGCTGTGGTCCAACAGTTCCCGTTGTTGCTCGATGCCGCGCGCGCACAAGCGATAACTAAAGGTTGGGCGCGTCCCACACGCGAAGTACCGATGGCCCGATAATGTCTGATCTCGTACCCGTTGACGAACTCATACCGGCCCCGCCGATTCCGGAAGTAGACGTACTCATTCCTAAGCCGCAAGTCGGACAGTATCACACGTTCGACGGGCGGGTTATGGATGAGGAGTTTGCGCGCGGGCGGAAGGGCGCGATACTGGATGCGTTTGGAGTGGGGGCTAAACAAGGGTGGGGCCACCGACCGCTTGGTGACACGCAGGCGTTTGAAAAGGATGAGGTGAAGGTTCCGGGCTGGATTGAACAGACGCGGAAGTTGGGACTGTTTAATGAGTGGGATAAACATGAGGCAAAGTGGTGGAAGACTGCGAATGAGATACTGTTTAGGGGGGCGGCGACGGCGGTTGATTTAGCGTTCCGCGCGCCGATGGCGTTAGGGTATGGTGGGCTTAATACGCTTGTGGAGGGAAGGGCGATACCGAGGGACGTGGCGGGAATGATCGAGGCGTTCCCGGCCGGCCGGGCTACGGGGCTGCCGACGCGGGGCGTGCCGAATACGACTGGCGTTTTGTTTCAGGGCGGGCGACGCGGGCAGCTTGCTGCGGAAGTACAGGGGCTCGAACAGGCCCGAAACCTTACTGTGGAACTGCAGGATGCGAGAAGGTTAGGGCTGTTAGGAGAGGGGACGCAAGCGGAAGCTCGGGTGGCATTTGCGCCGGAAGGGGTTGAGAGCGCGACGGAGCGGGTTGTGCGCGGACCGGAACCTGTTCCTGTAGTTGAGCCTGAGCCTGCGGCTGTTGTGCCAACTGATGTGCACGGGCTTGCAAGGATGATTGCCCCGGACACGTTTAAGGTCTGGGACGAACTTACCGAACGTAGGGACGCGCTGACACAATGGATTGATGAACAGCGGGCGCTGCGGGACGCGCCGGCGCAAGCGCGAATTGACGATATACTCGGGAAGGTGAATGGGGTTGAGGCGCGGCTGACGAACCGGGCGGCGACACGGCTGGAACTGGCTCGGCGAGAATTGGAGGAGATACAGGCGGTTGATACGCCCGCGATGGCGGCGGCGCGTCTGGCTCGTCAAGACCTCGACTTCGAAATGCGTGACCTCGCGCCGACGGTTGCGGAGGCGACGAGAGAAGCGCAGCGGCAGATGCCCGTGCCGGAGGTTGAAACGGGCCTTGCCCCGGCCCGTGATCCTGTTGTCGTGCCGATTACGCAAGCGCTCGACGCGGAATTGCGCGCGCAGGGCTGGATGGCTGAGGCCATTGAGCAGATGGGGCCAGCTGAGAAACAGTTGGCTGTAGAACAGGGGCGGGCGGCGGCGATAGAACTTGGCGAAGCGCCAGCGCGACAGATTGTCGAACTGTCGCAGCGCCGCCCGACGATAGCTCGAGAAGTTGAGAATCAACTCGTCGCGGCGGGCCGCCCCCGAGAAGAAGCTGTTGCACACGCCGCAATCGTCCAAGCACATTATGAGGCACGCGCAGCACGTTTCCAAGGGGCGCTCGGACGGGCGCGTGATCTGTACGAGCGTGAAGGGCCGACGGTTGTAGGGGCTGAAAGTGCGGCGCGGCGCGGCGGGTTTAACCTCGCGCGTAACGAGATTGGTCTGTTCCGTACCGCAGATGCTTCGACTTTTATGCACGAGTCAGCGCACTCGTGGCTTGAAGAGATGAAGCGGGACGCGCTGCACGAGGCCGCGCCGGCCAGTCTCAAGGCTGATCTGCAAACTGTTAAGGAATGGCTCGGGGCCGAGGACACCTTCACGCGCGCTCAGCACGAAAAGTTCGCGCGCGGGTTTGAACGCTATCTCATGGAAGGGCAAGCCCCTTCCTCCCGCTTAGCTAAGGTCTTTGAACAACTCAAGACGTGGCTGACGCAGCTGTACCAGACGGTATCGCGGCTGCGCGCCCCAATCACCAACGACATTCGAGGCGTTTATGATCGCCTACTTGCCGCCCCGACGAAAGAGCCTGTCATTGTACCGGAGCGGCCGGGCGCGGTTGACTTTGCAACGCACGCTGAAACGGTTGCACGTGAGACGCCGGCTGTTGATGCTGCTCAAGCAGCGGAGCAACTCCTTGCAGAGCGCGAACGTGTAGCTCAACTTCTTTCAAGGGTGGTGGATGATGTCAGACGAGAAGCTAAGCGAGGCCCGCAGAGAGTTGTCCTTCCTGAGCGAGAAGGTACTGGAGGAGAACCTGCCAGCCCGCGAGAGAGCGTTGCTGCGGCAGATGGCACGCTCCGCCCGATCCGAAATCCTCCTACGGGAACGAGCACAGCGCCGCGAACAGCAAGTGAGCCGTTCGGTGCCGTAGACGGGCCGCTGGTTGACAAGGCCGGAAATATTCGGATTGAGAACTTAAACGTGCCGGAAGATGTCGCGGTGAGTATTCGGGCGGCGGCTGAAGAAGGAGGGGGATTTGTCGAAGCACGACGAAACGTCCTCCGTGACGACGAAGTGCTCGATCTCGCTGACGATCTTGGAATGTCCCCCAAGCGGCTTGATCGGCGACGGATCGGAGAGGCATTTAATGCGGAGGAAATCCTTGCGGCCCGGCGCCTGTTGGTGCGCTCTGCCACTGAAGTTCGTGACGCAATGGCTAAAGCCGCAATTGGGGATGAACAAGGGATCATAGCGTATGCGATCGCGCGTGAGCGGCACTTAATGATACAAGAGCAAGTGGCGGGGATTACGGCTGAGGCCGGCCGGGCGCTGAGGGCGTTCCGGCAGATTGAGGGGATGACGGATGCGAAATCGCTGACGGATTTTTTTCAAAAGAATATTAGGAAGACGCCGGAGGCACTGCAGAGAGAAGCGCAGATGGGGCTGAAGCTGGACTCGGCGGGGCAGGTTGGAAAATTTGTGAGGGAGCAGGCTAAGCCGACGTGGAAGGACATGACAGTTGAGGCGTGGTTAAGTTCGCTTCTATCCGGTCCGTTTACTCACATACGGAACATTGCTGGTAATACTACAGTGGCGCTTAATGCGATCGCGGAGACTGGCGTGGCGGCTGGCGTTAGTAAAGTGCTTGGACATACGGAAGGGCGAGAGTTTGCGGAGGTCGGGGATCGGTTGTGGGGGCTTGGACAAGGGTCTATTGACGGAGTAAGAGGTTTCGCGAAGGCGATGACGGATGAGACCTACGCGTTGGAGAAAGAAGCGCGGATTGATGAACGGGCCTTTCGGCGCGCAATTCCTTCAGTGAATGTGGGCGGAATAGAGGTGCCTGTCGGACAGGCGATCCGTCTGCCGCTGCGGTTGTTGGCAGCGGAGGATGAGTTCTTTAAGGCGGTAGCGTTCCGACAAGAGCTTAACGTGCTGGCACGGCGGACGGCTCGACTCGAAGGCCTTGAAGGAACAGCACTCGACAGTCGCATCGCAGAACTTATCCTCGATCCGACTGATGAGATGGTAATCGGGGCGGCGAAGTTTGCAGAGTATCAAACGTTCACGAATCAGCTTGGGCCGCAAGGCCGCGCGATACAACAGTGGGCTGATACGCATCCGTTCGCCCGGTTTGCTGTACCATTTATCAGAACGCCTACAAACATTGTGAAGTATGCGGGCGAGCGGACACCGTTTGGGCTGGCCTCGCGTCGGATACGCGATGAGATAATGGGACGGTATGGGGAGGCTCGCCAGGCTGATGCGATCGCTCGTATGGCGTTGGGGACTACAGTGATGACAGCGGTAGGGGTGCTGGCGTTTAACGGTCTGGTGACGGGCGGCGGGCCAACGCGGCCCGAAGAAATTAACACCCTTCGTCAAACAGGTTGGCAACCCTATAGTCTTAAAATTGGCGATACTTATGTGAGCTATCGTGGGATGGACCCACTCTCTTTCCCGCTGGCGATCGCGGCGGACCTTGTTGAAGTGGCACAGCGGCTGGACAAGGAGGCCGGGAAGGAAGACCCGCAGTACGAACGCGCCGCGACGATGGCGGCTGTTAACCTCGCTGGTCATGACGCCACCGAGAAACTCGCGATCCGTACTTTAGCAAATGCGATCCTGGCGATCTTCGAGCCAGAGCAACACGGACAACGGTTTATCAACTCGATGGTGGGGACGATCGTGCCAGGCGCGGTGTCGCAGACGGCGCAGATCGGCGATCCTATTATGCGAGACACGCGCGGGCTTGTAGATACGCTGCGGGCGCGGATTGGGATGCGCCAAGGGCTGATGCCGCGCCGGGACGTGTGGGGCGAACTGATACCACAGGCTGATGTCGGGCCGGTACAAGTGTCTCAAGAGACAACCGATCCGGTGCGGCTGGAAGTGATGCGGCTTGGTATGACAATGTCTCCAGCGGATCATAAGATCAACAACGTAGAACTGACGCCGGAACAGTACGATCAGTATGTAAGGGAATCGGGGCGATTGGCTAAAATGAATCTTGATGATCTTATCGAGAAGCCCTCATACCAGAACGCCCCGGATGGGTCGAAGAAGATGATGATTAAGAAACAGATTGACGGAATGCGGAAGGCGGCGCGGGCTCATGTGATTATGGAGAGTATGGGTACGGAGAATGACCTGGTGGAGAAGGGGAAGCAAAAGAGGTTGGAGGCGCTTAGATAGCCGGTTGCGCCCAAACACAGTCCGTTCCATGTGCCCTTATCATCCCGGTCGAGAACATGAGTTGTACTACCCGCTCGACGGAGTGGGAGGGAAGGCGGCCGGCGAGGAATTGACGCATCTGCGCCCCGGTGCAGGCTTGGTTCTTCCGCACCTGATTTGTTATCAGCCAGTGGTGGCACTCGTTTATCACGCGGGCGTCGCCGCCCGAGGCCATTGCCAAGAAGATGTCGGCCATCGCCGCCTCGGCCTCGGTCAGCCAGTTCTGCGCGCGTTGAACGTCGAAGACGGTTATGGTGTGGCTGGCCCGGTCCGCCGCCGCGACCATACACAGCTTAAGTAAGTGTACCATCCGGCGCGTGTTATAGTGGGTGAGGCGCGGGTGTTTGGGCTCATGTTCGCGCCGGCCCTGGTTCCAGGCCTCTAGTACGGCCCCGGCCTCGCGCTCGAACAACAACTTCCCGACTTGGTTGCCGATGGAGGACAGGTCCTTTTTGAGGGCGCGCTCGAGGGTGGCGTCACGAGGAGCCTCGTCGTCGAGGAGGTTAAGGGGTTTTGGCGTGCCGAGGCCTTCGGAGTAAACGATGATAGTGCGGGATAGGAAGCCTTGATCCCAGGCGCCCGGCGGCATGAGGTCTGTAAGGAATGAGGCGGTGGTGCAAGCGATCATGTTGATCTGGGGGTGTTTGATGGTGAAGTCTAGGTCTTTCGTGCGACGTTTTTCTGAGTATAACTTGTTGTCGTAAACGTCTGTAAGCATTCCCATGAAGGCGGTGTCGTAGGCGGGGATGAGGTTCATCAGTTCGCCGCAGGCGATGAGAAGGCTGTTGAAGGTGCCGAGTTCGGGGTGGCCGGGCGCGGATCGTTCGGCGTCTTTGAGGGCGTCTACGAGGGAGGCTTTGGTAAGGCTGGTGTGGGCGATTTTGTGGTCAGAGAGGACGTGCCACAGGTCTTCGCACTCGGTGAGGGCGCGAGTCTTGCCGGAGCCGGGCGGGCCGACTAAGAGGATGTACAGGTTGGGGTACAACACCTTCTTTTGGGACGTGATCCATACCTTGCGCTCGAGCGCGCCGGCGATGGTGGCGATAGCGGCCCACCGGAGGAAGAGGGGATCGGACTGGATTTCGCTGGCGTATAGGGTGAAGTGGTCGATCCATGATGAGAGTTCGCGGCCGGGCCGGGCGAGGGGGACAATACTCATAGAGACCAAACGAGTTTGCAAGGGCCGCGGTGGTGTTTATTCCAGACTATCCAGCAGAAGTCGGTTTTGCCCCCAACAGGTATTATATTTTGGCCGGCCGGCGGCATAGAAGGGCGACGGGATAATATGACTACGGTTTCTGGAGGGTATTTGGAGTATAACGAGGCGTAACGGCGCTGCCCGTTTAAGAACGCGACACGAGCGAGTATGGCAACGCGACCGACCGTAACATCGAGTGCGTGGATTATAAACCGCTCGCTGAGATTGTATGGGGGGTTGCTGACGATGTTTGCTCGTATACGGAGGTCTTTAAAGAAGTCTTTCTGTTCCCCGAATCCTCGATCTCGTAGATCACTTCCAGTAGTTGTAAATCCATACTCGCCGAATGTTTTAGGGATTTTACCCGAGCCGCACGCGGGGTCGTGGATGGTCCCTTCAAACGGTACCGAATTGATGAGGCTCTCTATACACCGGCGCGGCTCGATGTACCAGTCATCGTTCTTGCGGGCGTACTGCTGTGTGAACTCGTAGGTCATTTGACACCTAACAGATCAAATCGGGAATAGGGTTTGGAGGGGTTGCGGTCGCGCCGGCGCGGGTCGTGTCCTTTGAACTTGCGAAGGGAGTCGGGGTCGGAAGGGTCGTCGGACCAGTTCCACCCGGTCTTGGCCTCGGCGGGGATGGTGAAGGGGCGGCCCTCCTTCAAGGAAGTCTGCTGTTCACATAGTCCAAGCATTCTTGGCACAATACGATCCTCCTGCTCCTCCCGAAACTGAAAAAGAATAGAATCATGGACTTGTAATAGCATTTGAACGTCGTTCGTTCGCCACACAGAAAGTAATGCCTTGTCAATGGTGTCGGCGGTAACACTTTGTGGCTCGTAAGCGATCGCTTGCCGGATGGTTTCCGCGTCGCGCCAATGCCCGAAGAATCGTCTTTGTCTGCCAAGGAACGTCTCCAATCTTTGCACAGTCTTTATCTGCCCCTCTACCCATTCCCACCAGAGCTTGAACGCGGGGAACGCGCCGAGGTACTCGTTCTGGAACCGGACTATGTCGCCGATGGGTATGTGGGTGGCGCGGGACATTTTGTCTGGCTGGCCTTGGTAGTTCGTGTTTCCAGTAATACTAATTTTGCCATTGCGCCGAATGTAAAACCATGATGACGGGACTGTTGGACACAGTACACGAACGTCGTGTGCAACATCTTTTGTATGGATAATACTTTTCCCTTCCACCCATTGACGATTATTTTGTTGTAGCCGCCAAACAGTTGACCCAAAACCGCTCATATATGGTTTACTTATGGTTCCTCCAATACCACGGATGCGGCCGAGGGTTTGATACCATTCGAGGTCGTTGCGTAGTGTTGACGATATTGTAACACTTGTGACGCCAATATGTCCGTCCCAATGCTTTAGTTCGTCTATAAAATCGTCAATACATTGAGCGGTCCATTCGAGTATAAACGGACCTGGGTGTTTAGGAAAATTCTCTGATAACCAATATTTGTTGGAAGCTCCTGTCCGAAGTTCATAGTCGTAAAGTTGACAAAGCTCGTGGAGTCTCTGTACTTTACGCGGTTTTAAGAGATGGAAGCTTATCTGATATTTAGAAGATTGGTGTCCATCAGCCATGAATGCGGCTATGAGTCGTGCAGGTACTTTCGTAGTACCACCGACGTATCCAAATCCGAGTGGCATTACAGTACCGGGACCTTCTACAGCTGGTTTGTCGCGTGTAGTAAGGGTGCGCCTATCAGGTTTGTATGGTACTCGATGGTCGTAAGTCATTAAGCAGCTTATTGAATTGCCTTCGAAGTTATGAAGATGTCCAGTGTACTCGTGATCTTCCCAATGCGACACATTGTCGAACTCTGATTTGTCGTCGTTCCATGTTAGTATGTTAAGTGGTTTATCGGTTATTGGAACCCAGCCGTCTTTAGTTAAGACTTCATGGTCTTCTGTGAGACAGCCGTGTCCCAAACGCTTACTAGCGTCGCGATAACTGAACTCGCGATAGAACTTGTCAGAAGCGATTTCCCGATCACCGCCCAAATCTCCTGTAAAGGGAAGTTGGCGAAAAGCAATACGAGATACGCTGGTATGCAAATCACCAGACTCGCAAGCGTCAAGATACTTTGAATCTCGAAAAAGGTTCCAATGAATTGCGCCGACGGCGCGGGAGTCGGACTGCTCGAGGTCGATGTTGCAGAACTTGTAGCCGGGGTCGGAGACGAAGACAGATCGAAGTTTATTCTCGACATTCTGTAAATTGGTTCCTGTCCCGAAATCTGAATACGAAGAAGCAAGTCTTCCTGTTGTAGTGCCTGCAATATTGAATGACGTTCGAAGTCGTCCGTCGGCGTCAACTGAAGTTGACAGAAAGGAGATTTTCTTTCCGAGTTCACGGAGAGCGTATAAGTGCCGGACGATAGGTTCTGCATAGAAGTAGTGCTCCAAGGTTTCGAGGGCCTCGCGACCCACCGTAGGGCGGCGCTCGCCGCGGGCGTCACGTTTCCATTGAGTGGGAAGGCCCATGATGTTGAAGAACAAGTGTTGGAGCTGAGTATCGCTCGGCCAAGGGTTCTTACGGTTCTTGGTGATCTCGAAGTCCCAGCCGATACCGTCGCGGATTATGGTATTTAGCTGGGAGGAGAGTTTGTTGATTTCGAGGCGGTACTCGCGAAGGACCTGATCGCGGCGTTGAAGGTCTATGAGCACGCCGCGCGCGTTCATGTCGAGGATGGGGCCTTGAAGGGCGCGGGAGAAGTTGTAGGTACGACGGGTGGTTGGTGTTAGCTGGGGAAGGAGGGCGTCAAGTACTTCCCAGGTGACCATGCAGTCCAACCCATTATAGACATACAAGGAATCACTTCTGTTAAGACTTTTTGGATCGAGTGTTTGTGTTTGTACGATTCTCATCGTACCCATCCGTATTTTGAGCATTTACTCTTTGACATGGCGTACTTCCCGTGCAATCCCAAACGTTAAACTTCTCTCATTAGCCCGTAGCATTCCGGCCGACCATCCGAGGTCTACGTAAAACGCCACCAGACTAGCGGCTCGCCACCACTCGTACCCGAGCCGGATTCCGAGATCTCGTTCGGTGGGGTCGTCGTCTCGGAGGGCGCCGGGATAGAGGCGGTGGCTGGCAAAGGGAGCTTCGCCTCGGAGGATGGAGTCGCGGATGCAGAGATTGAGGTAGAGGAGGTTGCGTTCGTGCTCGGACTCGGTCGCGCCGGCGAAGGGGGACTCGAGGATGACGAGTCGCATGTTACTTCCTTCCCTCTAAAGGCACGAATGCTTGTGCCGTTAGTTATCCATCGGTTGGTGTGGCACGGGTTGAGGCACCACGGATGGTTGAGGGCGCGCTGGATGCGGGGGTCCATTAATTATACTCCGCAACAGCGCGTTCTGCTTCCTCACGAGTTTTGAATGTTCCTATGTTTACGCGCGGTGCGTTAGGTTTATCTAAATAAGCCTTCCAAGTATTATGGGTATTATCTCGTCCTACCCCTTTACGTAATAAAGACGTTTTACTATTAAGCATGTTTTGAACTTGTGTACATATTCTCAAATTAGTTTTTGTATTATCAGCTACATTTCTGTTTATGTGATCTATGACCAAGCCTTTAACACGCAATTCCCAAGGCCACACACGAAGAATTTGATGATATATATATATGATTGTTCTGCGCGGTACTGTTATTCGACGTGCTGCGCGTCCTTCTAAGCCTTGTGCGTACCAGTTAAATTTACAAAGATATTCATAATCATCGTCGTCTACATAAACTATTTTATTCTTGGTAAGATGTATAATTTGTGTCATTCGTCATCTCCGTGTTTAATGGTCTCACCTTTTTTCTTTGGCCGCATAGTCTTCCATGCCGGTTCATCTGTATAAATGCTGCCCATAAAACCCAAGCTTTTTTGTACTTCTGGCTGTAAAGCATGATGAAGTAACATAGTATCCTCTGTGCAATTGACTGGAGTTATACCGTAACGACGCCATAAGAAGTGTAAATCGAAAAGCCCATTTTGGAATACCTTCGGTACGGGCAATTCACAGATTTTTCTTATCAATTTCCAGGCTTCGACTTCATCTTCATGCTTCCAATAGCTCCGGTCCGGTTTGGTCTGGTCGAAGATCGGGATGACGAGAGCGTGTTGCGGGGACCACGCGAAACCGATACAGGTGATCTGGTCGCCGGCCGTTTCGATATCTACGCTGAGGCGAGCAGCCGCGCGGAGTTCGGGCAAGAGGCGCTCGATGTCGTCGATGGTGTCGGGAAGGTAAACGGATCGGGCCGGGCGGCGGATCTCCGGGAACGCCGCCTCGCGTTTGGCCTTGATTAAATCGAAAACGACGACCGGGCGTAGCCGCCACTCGCCGCGCATTAAGTAAGCGGGGTGGAACGTGGCGATCATCTTTCCGAACGAGCTCGGCGCAACAGTTCCGCGCGTCTTAGTAATAGTTGTAGCGCCGGTGAGGAACCAGAGGGCGGTAGCGCCGAGGGCGATGATAAGGTTTGGTTTGTGTTGGCGCAGTTCCGTCGCAAGTCGTTCGAGTTCAGGATAAAATTCCTCACGCAAGTATTTACCTGGTCGGATGGGATTATGCGCGTTTTGCAAATGACTCTTGTCCCGCTCAAGTCGTGGACCGCATAGGTCTTCGATTCGATTCCCTGGAGGCTGGAAATTGAATACATTAGTGAGATGAATCCCCGCCTCGTAGTAGATGAGGTCTCGGTCATTGTTGTTCCAGCCCATTTGTTGTGTGGAGCCCGCGGGGAGGAGGCCGGCCTCTTCGAGGAGACGGTTTAGTTCGCGGCCCGTCGCGCCCATGAACGGGCGTTTGTGCAGGGCCTCGTCCTTGCCCCAACCCTCACCGATGACCACTACGTTTGACATCAGCCGCCCTTATTTGGTGCTCGATGAGGAGACGTTCTTTGATGGTGGCGATTGCGATTGGGTCGGGGCGCTCGTATGGTTGGGGATCGCGGCGGCGGGCGCCTCGGCGGTACTCGCGCATGTATTCGCGCATGTACTTACGAGGGTTTGTCATCGCTTTATATCATTTAAGAGATTAGCACTGTGTAAAAGACTTCCAGATAGGAAATAGGCGCGGCGCGGCGATAAGTACACGCGTCCTTTGGCTTCCGCTCCGTACCACATCGTCACGCAGACCTCTCCATTAACTTCCGTCACCACCAGCCTTCGTTCCAGAGTTTCCTGCTTCGCGTAAAGCTCTTCTGGCGACATCGGCGAACTCCTCGGATTTTTCGATACCAATAATTGTGGTAGCGCCCAATCTCCGCGCTGCGCGAAGGCTTGAGCCACTGCCAGCCGTGGGGTCAAGGAGTCTGGTGTGCTCATCAACAAACATGGAGAAGAAGTGCTCGAGCATCGCTTGGGATTTTTCATGGGGATGGAGGCTCCGCTCGGTGGGGGCGGCGAAGAGATTGGCGCGGACGGCGTTGATTCGGGCTTCGCCGCGCCATCCAAAGAAGGCCATCTCGTAAACGCGCCGGGGCCGGCGGGTGTGGTCTGGAATTACTCCGGCGTTGTCAGATTTAAACCAAATCAGCGGTGTGTCGTCGAACTTAAACCCGTCGAGGAGCTTGAGCATTTCCCAGGTGTTGCTGTAAAATGTTGAGGCGAACCAAAAGATCATGTGGGCGTCCGGGGCGCAGAAGTGGTCTAAATTACTTGTAAGAGCGTTGAAGAGTTGCCGATAAACGTCATCTGAGTCGTAGTAGCCGGCGGGGTTCTGGCCGGACTCGTGTGCGGCAATGCCGTAGGGGAAGTCGCAGTGTATGAAGTTGAATTTCTCTTGGGGTTGTTGTGCCCATTGGATGAAGTCGGCGGTGATGATCTGATGTGTATTTTCACATGATGTTAAAGTGTGTAATAGATCGTCACGTTTACGACCAACCGTTTTAGCTCGCTCCAGAGCAGTTACAAACGTGGTGGCCTGTTGTACCAAAGGGGAAGATAATTCTCTAGCCACTACAAGATTTCTATAGACGTGTTGTGGAGTGCGGTCAAGTTCTTGTGCGGTCTGTTCTATAGACCAATTTGGGTTTTCGGAGGCGCGTAATTCGTGGTATTTAGCTATCGCGGTGGTACGTTCTTGCCAAGATATATCTTTACGGATAATGTTCTCTTCGAGTTCGATTAAAAGTTTTGTGCTGTTGGAGAGATCGTTAAAAAACTGGACGGGAATATGTGTCCAGCCAAGTTTTTTACATGCTGTTAATCGACGTTCACCGGCAATTAAAATGTAGTTCTCGTCAATGATTACTGGATGATAAAGACCATTGCGGGAGATGGAAGAGGCTAGTGTATCTATGTCGTCAAGCACACGGCGTTGGCGATCTTCGCGGTGGATGGTTATATCGGCTATTGCTATTGAACTCATCTTTGTACCTTTCCTCTTGAGAGTGGCCGGTTCCCCGCCGGCCGTCCGGGGCGCTTCACGCTAAATATGGAGACCCTTAGCTAAGCGCGGTCGGGGTTAACACACTCGCCGACTTGTGCCCGCTGTTAGTCCGCCCGCGCGAACGTGTCGATCTCGGCCATGAGGCGCATCGTGCCGTCGTTGCTCGTGATCGGGCGGTGCTTCACGTGAGCGCAGACGTTCTTGCCCGGCACGTTGGCGAGGCACTGCGGGATGGACCAGTCCCCGTCAAACCCCATCGCGTTGCGGAAGAAGTCCCGCAAGCTTTGCTCGAGGTAAGGCGAGTCCCAGAACGTGTACTTCATCGTCACGTCCTGGAGGTTGCGGTTGGAGGCCTCGAGATGGGCCTTGAGTGGGACGGGGTCCACGTCGTCCTTGGGCTGGAGGAGGCGAAGGGTGAGTTGGGCTCCGTTGGTCTGCTTGGTGTTGGACTTGACCATCTCGTGCGGGCCGATGATCTGAGCGAAGTAGGTGCCGATCGGGACCGGCGGCACATCCTTGATGTCGTCGAGGCGTTGGGTTGAAGTGAGGATTGAGTCGAAGGTGGACATTGGTGTTGATCCTTGTTGTGATCCGTGTGGGTGAATAGTGGTACGCATTCCTTTCTCCAGTTAAAACAGCTTGTAAAGATCGTCCATCGGGAGTTCGGAGGCGAATTCCGGGTCGAAGGACTTGGGGTCTTTGAGGTCAATCATTTGAGTGCTTCGCGTCCGCAGAACGCGCCGGGTGGAGTTGCCCGCGCCGGTTTTCGTCGCGAGGGTGACCGAGGGGAAGTAGGCGGGAATCTCCGGCCCGATGGCGTTCCCTACAGAGACGGGGAACCCCTTCAATTCTCCCTCCCGTTCGATGTACTTGATGTGCGCGAGTACGAGTACATTAACATTGTACGACTCCGAAGTCAAGTACGCTATCATGTTCATGAGGGACTGTTGTGCGGTGTGGTAGAACTGCTCGGGCCGGACGCCCTTCATTGGAACGCCCTCGGCGAGGCCGCTGGCCCCTTGCATCCCTTTGGCCCACCAGAAGGCGGACCGGGCCATTGTCGTCAAAGAGTCGATGACGACAACGTGGTCCGGGCCGAGGTCGGCCATTGTCGAGCCGTCCTCCCAAGTTCGGAGGGCCTTGACCCCGGCGATGTAGGCCTGGGGCTGGCCGTCGATGACCGCGCCCATATCGGTGGGGCGGAACTTGTCGCGGAATGGCATGTACTCGAGGTTGTCCAAGTGCTCGGGGCAGGAGAGACGGACCTTGGCGATGAGTGGGGCTAGGAGGTTGTCGAAGTCGATGACCCGAAGCTTTTTGCCGGCGTTGAGGAGGGTCCACAGGGCGGTGGTTTTGCCCGAGCCGGAGTCGCCTATAAGCAGCCGCTTGGTGATGGTGGAGGATTGGTGGTCGCTGGCGCGGGGCATTAGCGGCTCCGGATAAAGGCGGTAAGAAGAAAGCGCCAAAGATTGGCTGGGTCGGCCGGATTGGCTTGCCACTGAAGAAGCGCAATGTAGGAGCCTTGCATGTCAAACGGTCCTTTGCTCAAAGCCGGTCCGGAGGAAATCGGCGCGGACGCGGGGATCTTTGGAGCAGACCTCGAGGAAGGGGCAGCCGCCGTACTTTTGGCAAGAGGAGTCGTTCATTGGGTAGTCTCGGTCTGCGGCCCGCCACGTATCCTCGATGTGGTATTCCGCGTCCCGCAGCCATTCCTCGAGCATTTCTTGGGTGCGGAAAGCGAACCCGCGCTCGAACCGTGTAAACCCGACGGCGATCTGCGCCGCGTCAACCATAACGCCCTTGACGGGCAGCTTCCAGATAACTTGGCCGGCCACTGTGAGGAGGGACATCTGGTTGTCGGGGGTGTAACGCTTGAAGTAGTACGAGCCCATTGTCGCGCCGGTGGTTTTCTGGTCCTGGATGTAGTATTCGCCGGCGTAGTCCACTACGCGGTCGATACGGCCCGAGAGGATGATATCGGGCCGGAGTTGGAGGGAGAACTCGAGTTCGACGGCCGGCGCACCGTCAGCGAGGATAATGGTTTTGCAGGGGTCGTCGCGGTACTCTTCGATGTACCAAACGATGGATCGGATGAGAGTTTCGCGAGTCTTGGCGTTGTGGTCATTGGTCCAGGGGTGAGAGGCGATGAGGGTTTCGGCCACGACCCGGTGTTGGGCCTCGTCGTGGGACGCCCCGGTGGCGAGGTACTTGTGGTAGGTTTCGAGCGCGTTGGCGTAGAGCCCGCCGAAGACGAGGTGGACGCTGTCGCCCTTGCGTTCCCAGCGATTGACGATCATGTAGAAGTACTTGCGCTTGCAGTCCTTGGCGACGCCGAGGGAGTGGGCGGACCACACGACCTGCAGGTCGTTGTCCCACTTCTCGCCTTCGGCGATTTGGGAGGGGGTCATGGTGAGAAAATCTCCACGCGATTTTTGTAAAGGACAAGTGATCTGTCTGCAGACAAGAGTTCTTTGATAAGAACACTGACTTCGGCAGCGCGCATTCCTTTAGGAACACGGAGTTGAAAAGAGACACTCACGGTTTTACGGTCACCGTAAGGGTCAACACCTTTACGTATCGGAATTGGATCAGACATTCAAACGAGCCCCAAGTCTGTGAGATCGACGGGCCGCTTTACAGCGGTGACCTTCCCGGTGAGTTTGAAGTTGGCCCGGGCCTGTCGACAGTCCTCGACGATCCGCTCGATGGATCGGTGGGTGTGTTGGAGGGGGTCCCTTGAAAATAACTCGGCGATGGTGTCGGTTTCGTCATCCATGCTCTTTCTCCTTAATCTCAGCCAGCCGCTGCCGGCACTTGATGACATGCTCCCGGACGAGTTCCCGAATTACCTCGGTGGTGGATTTCGAGGTGTAAAACTCGCCGAGGGCGTGGAAATCGCCCTTGTAAAGGAGGACTTGGTGACGGGTTAGGGGGTCCATTAATTACGACTCCAAACAACTTCTTCAAGTTCGCAATCGTAAACCTCTCGAAAATGATAACGTTTCAAGTTTTTGGCCTTTTCGATAGCCGTTTCTTGATCGGTTTCGTGACTGATAATGTCCGCTTGTCCGCCGCTAGGATAATACTGATCGAATGCGAAGATTATGAAGCGTTTCATGACTCGTTCCTCGGCATAATCCGTACCTCATCTTCCATCTCGACCATCCTCAGTCCGTCGTAGGCGGCGTGCCCGCATTCGCGCCGGGCGCGATACAATTTCTGCAATAACGAGTTGGGCTTATTTGAGGAAATAGCAATGCCGTGGGGTGAGTCAAGGGCGCGGTTCCATATGGCGAGAAGGTCGGGGAGGTCGGTGTCGGGTAGGGTCTGGTCGCGAGGGCGCCGGCCGCGTCGTGCCATAACGCGGCCGGCCCTCGGTTAGACCAAGTTGGCAAGCACGTCGGCGCCGGCCCGCTCTTTGTCGCGAATGTTCTTGCGCGCCCGCGCCACGTAGTCGTCGCGCTTGAGCGCGAGCAGCTTCTCGACCACTTCGGCGAGTTGTTCCTTGCCGAGGCGCTCGCCGTACTTGACGAAGTACGCCGCCGAGATGTCCTCCTTGGCGAGCCGGATGACCTCACGCTCGACCGGATCGACGACACGAGGCCCGCCGGCGCCGCGTGTCCGCTGACCGAACTGGTATTCCGACGCGTACTTCTGCACGTCGGCCGCGACGGTGGACTGCTGCTCGCTCGTGAGTTCGGCGGCCCCGTTCAAGAGCTTTTTGATCTTCGCCGCCATGTTGTTTCGGATGTTCTCGAAACGGGTCTGCTCGAGGACGTGGACCTGTTCCTCGGTGAGGGGTGTGCCGGGCTGGAGGCCGGCCGGGGGCACGTCGAACTGGTAGCCTTGGATCGTCAAGTTCATGGTGGTTACTCCGCAATGGAACGTCGGTGTTGACACGTTTAATATACGATGTGTATACACCCCGGGTCAAGGATTTTGTTTATCTATACGATATAATCCGGGGTTGACAAACGTCATTTAAGTACTCCGAATAGTATGTCTGGTAAGAAAATGGCGGCGGCGGTACCTACGAGGATGAGGCCGGTGAGGAGGTAGGTCATCGGGCGCCGCCGGGCCAGATGATGCTGAGCAGGAGCGCGATTTCGACGGCGGCGCATCCAAAAGCGATGTATCGCTGCCATGCCTTTTGAAGGATCGCCGCTCCCACCAGTGCGAGGCATAGCATCGCAGCGCACGGTATTGCCGCGCTCACCGCCCCGGCTCCGCGTCGGGGGCGGCGGGGTCCATGCCCGCGGCGTCTCGGGCGGCGAGGGCGCTGTGTAGATCGTCCAGCCTTGCGTACAGCGCGGTTATTAGACGGGCGTTATGGTTGCCGTGCTCGCTGAACTCAATCCATGCCGCATCGACCATGCGAGCCACTTCGATCACCGCTTCATCCAGCGCGCTCACCGCCCCGGCTCCGCGTCGGGGGCTGCGGTGATGTGCTTCTCGATAGACTCTGCAACTTGTTCCCTAGCGCCTACTGAAGTGAACAGCGACGCATGTTGATTAGTTATCGAGAGTGCGCGTAATCTCGGCGTGAGCCCGTCGCGGGGCGCGGCCCGCCGCACGCCGGCCGCGCGGAAGCGGTCGAGGGCGATGGCGATGGATGGCTTCAATTGACCCCATTCCTCGCATTGCCGCCACGCCTCACATAACTCCGCTGCCGCCTCCAACGCTTCCTCGCTCGGCTCGGTCGGGGCGGCCGCGCGGAAGCGGTCGAGGAGTTGATCGAACTCGCTCTCGCTGACAAAGCGCCCCCAGCACACCCGTTTAATTTCCGCTCGTAGTGCGGCCTCCTCACTCGGCTCGGTCGGGGCGCGCGTCATGACTGCGATTCCAATCTCTCTTTGATTCCGACTGACAGCACGGATGCTATCGCTTGTCGCGCTTCGGATCGCTGTCCTAGAGGAAGATGTTTCGTCATCATTCCAATGACTGCGGCGCAAGCACTTTCCATGACCAGCATCCGATCCTCTGTTTCCTTCACGCCGGTCCAGATCGAGATCGCAAGCTGTCCGGCAATTCGGTTGTGCCGTTCGTGAGCCATGTCAGACATCGGTACAACTCCCACGAAAGCGAATGCCGGACCAATCAAACTTCTCCTTGCCTCCGTTGGGAGGGCGTGGCTTCGGCATGTAGTGGGTGAATGCGCCCGCTCGGTAGCCGGGGCCGTCAGCAGTTTGCCATTGGAAGTCGTCCTTGGTGTCGTCCCAGAACGCTATGGCCATGAAGTCGCTCTCGGTCGTGCTGAGCAACCATTCCTCACTGGAATTTCGAGCAGCATCGTCTATCGGCCGCCACCCCGCCTCAAGCTCGCGCTGAGCCGCCTGTAGGGCGCGCCAGTGGGACTCGTCTTTCGGGCTATGCCAGAACCCTTCTGCCCGCCCGCGATCCTCAGCTTCCCGGCGCACCGCGGCGACCATATCCTCTCGCGTCACTTTAGCCATGAAACCCCTCCATGTTTACCAGATACAATTCCCGCTTAAACCGACTCTCGATTACGTATTTCACGTTCAACTCCTGTTCCATTTCTTCCGTGCCGGGTTTGGCGAACCTCGAGGGGATGCGCCACGCGTCGAGGTGGTAAACGATGTCGTATTCCAGGCCCTTGGCCTTGTGGCCGCTCATCAACTGGATTGGGCCTTCGCGTTTGAAGAGCGCCTCGGCGGCCATGATGGCGGAGTTAAGGGAGTGGTGGCCCTCGATGAGAACCTGGAGGCATTCGGCCTTTTCGTAGACCGTTTCCTCACGCTTGGCGCGCCGGAGTTCTTTGCGCATCCAATCGGAGATGGCGGTCTGCATTTGGACCTCGTTCATCTCGAGGGGGCCGAGCTTTTTGAGGACCCTGATTAGGCCCGCGCCGATGTCCATACCGATGAGCTTTATGGCGCGCCCGGCCTTTAGAAGCTTCAGCGCACAGCTGAAGAGCGGGGCGTTGTTGCGACAGATGATGGCCGCGCCGTCTGGGATGGAGTCGGCATTCCAAAGCGCGAGTGTCTCGACGTGGCCGGGCCGGGCGTTGTCGAACCACTGCATATGGGGGACGCGGGTGCGGGCGCGCTCGACGCCGGCCACCGGGAGGCGGAAGGTCACGGAGAGGTTGAACTCCTTCATGGACCAGCGGTCGCGGAGGGCGTACATGCCGTTTGAGACGGCGCCTCGGAAGGCGTAGATGCTCTGCCACGGGTCGCCGACGGCGATCAGGCGCTTGTAAAAGAGGCGCTCGAGCATCAAGTGGTTAAGTGGGGAAAGGTCTTGCGCCTCGTCAATGCAGATGAGGGGGTATTTGGGCCACGGCCCGCCGAAGAGCACGGGCATGTAGATCTGATCGTCGAAGTCTACGTTTCCGGCGTACGCCGCTTCGATACTTCGTTCCATACAGACTCGAATAAGAGGGAGAAGGTGGTCTTCAGGTGTGTCGGGTTGGTCGGCGATGAACTTGTCGAGATCGTCATAGATAGGCTGAGCAATTCCTGCCCATCGTCGCGGCACGTAACCTTCCCGTTTACAAAGACGGAGCCATCCGAGTACCTCGCCCATGTCACCTCGGGCTTGGCCTTGCTCGGCGCGGGGTAGGTCATCGATAGCTCCTTTGAGAATGGTGTACATTTTGCCGGTGTCTACGACGAGGCGCTTGCCGATGGCCTTTGACCAGACGCCGTGGCCGAGGCTGTTCATAGTCCGGGCCTCGACGTGGCCGGGCAGGCGCTTCTTCATCTCATCTGCAATTCTCTTATTGAAAGCTAAAGACAAGATAGGTATGCCGGTAACAGCGTTGCAGACCATCTCGAGGGTGGTAGTCTTGGCCGAGCCCGCAAGGGCGTTCACGAGGATGTTATCTGTGGTCTCGCGGGCGGCCTCGATGATGAGGAGCTGTTCGGGGGTCGGGGTCATACCTTGTTTCTCCAGTTCTCGTCTTCGGCCGCGGCCTTCCAGAACTTGTTGCGGTCAAACTTGGGGTTGTCCATTGCGAATAGGTCGGCGAGCCGGCCGATCACTTCGTGCACGCCCTCGAGTTCTGCGTATTTGCCCGCGTTGTAGTAGGTGTTAGCGGAAATTTTGATGAGGTGGGCGAATGCGGCGTAATCGCGCTTGGAGTAGGTGGTCACGACCACCTCCGGTCCATGATGGCGCGCTGCTTGTGTCGGAACACCGCGTCGCGTTCGTAACTCATGTGGAGTTCGTGGGGCTCGTGTGGGTCCGGGGCGTGTCGGTACTCGCGCTGTACCTCGGCACGGGAGGTTTGGAACTCGGCCGGGAGCCAGACGTTAGATGTGGGGATATTGCCCTTTCGGCCGCGGCCGAAGATGAATGCGGTCATACGAGTCCTAGATCCTCGAGGGTTGGGGGTTGGGGTTTCTTTGGCGGGTACCAAACTTCTTTTATTGCTTGTATAGCTGAAGGTATTTCGCGCGGGGGTAGGATGCCGCACAGCTCTCGCGCGTTGTTGAAGACGGCTATTGCCCCCGATGATAGGGGCAATAGCCGGATCACGTCGTCGCTGTACAGGCGACTGAGGGCCTCTTGTTCGTCCTTAGTCATGGGCCACCGGTGCGCCCTTGGCGCTCTCGGACATTAGGTCTATTCCTTCGTGTGGACGAGAACCGCCGCGACGCATTCGAGCATTTCTTGTGCCCGATCTATCGGGTTTTCTTTCGTGCTCAAGAACTTGTCCGTGAAGTAGAGGTGTGCGATGGCAAGCATGATGATTGCTTCGCGCGGGGTTTCACAGGTGGCGCGTAGCACGGCCTCGATGAGAGGCAGGACGACCTCGGCCTTTTCGTGGAGGCCGTCAACGGGCGCGCCCATTGCTTTGGAGAGTTCGATACGCTGGTCGATTGTTAGCATGGGGTGGTCTCCGAGGTTGTTGTTGCCTGGCGTGGCGCGCGGTGGAGCCTAGTCGGGGGATGGGAGGGCCTTGAGGCTGGCCTCGACCCGATCGAGGGCGACGGCCTCGCGCCCTGCGAACCCGGCCCGGCGATAAACCTCATCCATGACCGCGCCGAGGGATGCGCCATTGACGGTCTGGTGAGTGTGGCCGTCGAAGAACTGGCACATGAGATCGACCTTAACGGTCTTTTCGCTGTCCCAGCGGCCCGGCCCCTTGATGGACAGGTCGATGGTTGCGCCCGAGCCGGCCAGTTTGGCCTCGAGCTTGTTGATCTCCATTGTGAAGATCTGGACGACGTTGAGGAGGGCTTGTTCCATGATTCAGAGTCCTAACATGTTGAGGAGTTCGTTGTCGGCGGCGGCCCGGTCCCGTTTCTCGATGCGTTTCATCCGGGCGCGTTTCTCGGCTTCGAGTTTGGCTGCCCTTTTCGCGGCCTTATCGTCTGGGCGCGGGCTGAGCGGGTAAGTGGTCGGGTAGACGAGCAGTTTCTTGACGGGCCGCGCCCGCGCCTCTTGTGCGCGTAGGATGGTAATGAGGCGCTGTGGGTCGGTCGGGATGGGTATGAGCTGGCCGTCGGGGTAGACGATCATGATCTGATCGTCGGCGAGCCAGATGGTGATGGCGTGGGCGGGGGTCTGCCCCCTGTTCATTTTGGGTCTCCTGCGTAGACGCGGGTGTTGCGCGCGCTAAGTTCGGCGCGGCAGGCGGTGATGATTAGCGGTAATTCGGGTGTGTCATCTTCGCCCGCTAAATTGATCATCACGTCTTGGGCCTTCTCGATGAGGGATGCGAGCATTGCGTCATCGAGAAGATATATTGGTATGGATATGTGGCGCATGGTCTTTATGTGGGCCTCCCCATAAGATCGTGGTATACTGATTGCACCAATGCGCGCCAGGGCGATTCATCTGGCATCGCGTTTATGATGTCTTCCAATGCGCTGGGCGGCGCATATTCTGCGAGAAAAGCGCGTACATGGTGTCGCGCGACGTAGGTTTTGTTACGGTCGGGCGCGCTTGGCATGTGGGCCTCCTGTGGTTACGCGACCATTATACATGTGTATACA